GTGGTAGGGGTGCCGCCCTCGCTGACGACGAAGTAATAGCGACTGTTGGTGCCAGATGCAGCGGGTAGCGCACTATTAACAGAAAGGCCCAGTGCGGTGCCTGCGCTGGTCAGAGTGAGGATTTTGCCGGCGCCGCTGTTGTAAGTAGGGTTGGCGCTAAACGTACCAGCAAAGATGATTTCGCCTGCGGTGATGGTGATCGGTTGCCAAGCGTTACCGTCGTATAGGTAGAGGTCGCCGTTTAGGGAATCATAAAAATACTGTCCGTTGTAATCAGGAGTGGGGAATACAACGACGCCATTAGTTGAGCCTGCGCCACCGATTTTGGTGACAGCGTTGTTTGAAAGTTTGGTCCCTTCAATCGAATTAGCAGCAAAACGGGCTGCATTGATCGTGCCGCTAGTAAGTTGGCTGGCACTGAATTCAATGTCAGTCAGATCTGCGCTGACTAGGTTGCCGCCCGTAGTGACGTGCCCCTGGGCATCAACAGTGACTTTTTCGTAGGTGCCGGGTGTAACGGTGTTGGTGTGGCTGATGGTGCCAGCAGCGTTAACACCGAGGCCGGCGCCAGGCGCAACAACACCGACTGTTCCGGATGTGGCGACGGGTACATCCGCGCCAATCAGAGCGCGTCCATCGGTGATTAAGCCCTTGGCGTTGTAGCTAACAACGTGATATGTGCCTATGTTTTGTGTGACCGTGTTATCAATGACGATTTGGTTCCCGCTCATGGCGAGACCGTTGCCGTTCACAAGAACAGCACCCTTTTCCGTGGTTGTAGCAGTCGGCAGATCTGCCGGAGCAATCACGCGATAGGTGACGGAACCGGCGCCGGACGTTGGACCAGCCAAGAACTGGCTGGCGGCATCGGTATTGTCGAGCGTGGTGTTAAGGGTGACGCTATCCCCAGTTTGAGTGACCGTGATATTGACAACGCCAGCACTGCCGCCGATTACGGTGTTGACGGAACCGCCGGCTTTGATTGCTTGCCAGGTAGAGCCGTCCCAGCAGTAGAGCTTGAGGTCGTCGGTATCGAGAGCGAACTGACCAGTGAAGTCACCAGTTACCGGAAGCGTGCTGACAAGGCGCGTTACAGAATTGTTTGCAAGCTTGGCAGCGTTTACAGCGTCGTTGGCGAGCTGGGAAGTATTGACCGTTTCGCCTTCGATGGCGCTGCCTGGGACTGAGCCAGCAGCGAACAGAACTTTTGCGCTCGGGATTGTGTCGTCGGCAATCAGCGTGACAGCCTTGCCAATGCCGTCCGAGATCGTGATGCTGCGTGTCTCGCTGGCGCTGGTATCAGCGACGGCCAGCAGGTCGTTGGCAGCAAGGTTTGCGCCAGCTAGCTGGGGTAGTTCGCTGATCTTCAGGTCAGACACAGCTAGCCTCTCGTTCCGGCGTACTTAGTTTACTCATCGTTGCCTTCAAGGAGGAGATAGCCTCCGCCCTGTTCAAGCACAATAGGATCACCTGTTTCTTGGAGCAACTTAAAGCGCGGCGTCGTGTTGGCACGCAAACGGATCGGTCCTGTCGCTACAAAATCAATCGTCGAAACCACAATGTCGCCAGGGGCAAAACTTGTAGCGCTGCCCGTCACAATCGCATCAAATTCCCACCACACTTGATCGTTGACCTGCGAGCCCGCAAAAGATCCAGCGTTCGCAGTGGCACCCAAGGTTTTAATGAAAAACTTTGCGTGGAAGGCAGAGCCGATTTCCGTGCGCAGTACCAGTTGCATCAGGTAATGCACAGGCTCCTGATTGATCTCGTTGACGTAATCCCACTGCGCAGTAAGTCGACCACTGCCGCTGATCAGGCTGCTGTATTGCTGGCGGTGCTCGTCCGAAAGCGTTGTAACATCAACCGTTTCGCGTGTTGTATTCAGTTCGTAGTCGCTGATTGATGCCAGCAACCTACCTGCAAGGTCTTCAATTTCTACTTTTATGGGAATGTCGCGGTTGATATCGGCAAGTTCAACAAGTCCGGCGGTACTTCCTTCCAAGCTGTCGTTGAAGTTGTCGTACAGGCGGATGCCGCCAAGCTCGTCGACAAAGACGTACCACTTGCCGCTTTCGTGGACGGTTCCATCGCTCCAGCCGCTGGGCGCCACAAAGTCGAGATCGGTGCCGTCTGTTGTGCTGATGGCAACGAGGTCGCCGCTAATCAGAAAACCTTCGTTGAAATCGAAACTGAAACGATGACGTGTGCCGTTTACGTCAGATGGATTGACGACAGATTCTTTAAAGCCTTCGAGCGATTTGCGTGTCAGCTCGATGTTGCCGATATTGCCAAGGTAAATTCCCATTACAACGTCACCTCACTTAGCGCTCCAGTTGTTTGGAAGCTAATTTGTGCTGATGTAATTTCACCGACGCTGGCACCAAACGAAACGCTGGTGATATAGGCAGTAAAAGAAACGTCGTGATTTGTGTTGCCCTGAATAAGGCGCAGACGGATTACTACGGTATCGCCGTCACTTACACCGTCAACCTTCAAGACCTTGCGCAGTGCGTCGGCTGCGTCGTTGCGCTCGGCGTCATCGCTGTAGTACAGAAGCGTGGCGCTACCGTTGAATTCTTGGACGCCGGGGGCGTATGTGCGTTGCGCGTTGCCGAGGCTGGTGGTCTCCAGCATCTCCACGCTGCCAGTCAGGGTCCAGTTTGTAACCTTGAGTTGGGTGGCACCGTCGATTAGCAGGGCGCCGTCTTTGCCAGTAAATACTTTGGCCATTAGATGACAGCCACCAGATTTACTGTAACGCTACTGCGACCGGGGCGAACAGATCGCAGTTGCGGTTCGGCTTCATAGCGCCACTTGCTGCCCGCTGGTGCTTCCATCGCAACCAATGTTCCAGTCAGCACAGCAGCAGGTAGATCAAATGTACGGAGCGTGCCGTATTGCGCGTCGTAGTCCGTTAAAAATAACTGAGCGTTGCTATCGGAAATGTTGTCGTAACTCAGCGACAGTTTTGCGTTGCTGCGCTGGTTGCCGTACAAAATACGAATTTCGGATCCTGACTGCGAATTGAAACGTTTAACAGGCCAGTCGCCTGGGCTGAACTCGCGGCTTGTTGGAACCAGTGCTGGAAACGTCATTACTCCTGCACCTCAAACGTGCCGGTCAAAATGTCTGCTGCAACAAGGCTAGCGCCGTTCTCGTCCACAGGAACGTGGATGGCTGAGATGCTGATCAGACCATCCTCTTCAATGGTTAGCTGCTCCACTTGGTAGATCGCTTGGTTGTTTTGCTGGGTCAGCAGCGTAAACAGGCAGCCATGCACATTGTCGTCAAGCACAACGCCTGCAGATATCGTTATGCTCTGCTCGATAATTTGCCCAAATTCAGGGTCGTAAATAAGCGCTGTGTAGTCACCATCCGCGATGGAACTGACTGAGACGAGTGTGCCAGCGTCGGTAATCGCACCGTTGTTTTGTGCTGAATACGTGGTGCTGGTGGTCAGTACGCGGATGTACGAGCCGGGCTCGATGCTCAGGCCATCTGGCACAGTTTTGAAGGCAATGCTATGAGTGATGCGGCGCCGTGTTGCCAGCAGGAATTTTGCCGTAAGCAAAGCCTGAGCGCGGTTTGTGCAAAAATCGCTGAGGTCGATGTTTTGCTGGTTCGATGTGTCACCGCTTGCATCGGTCCAGGAAACAACGGCAGAGCGCGGTGTAGGTAGCTCGTTTTCTAGTGTTTCGCGCCACTGCACCTGCACTGTGGTGTCGATCCGCTGTGCTGCATCTAGGTAGCTGAGCTGCAGGCTGCCTTCGATAATGTTGCCTGCAGTGAAAATTTGTTCCACCGAGATCGGTAGTGCTGCGATTTTGCCGTTGCTGTCGTAGGGAAGTGCCGGCATCATGCCGAACCGCCCATTCTTGATGGTGAAATTACATAGCTGCAACGAAGCTGCGTCGTACAAGAACGAGCGCAGGTTTTCTGATTCTTCGATAACGCCGTCAAAGAAAATCTTGTTGGCGTTCAGGAAGCGGGCGGTAGTCGTAAGGCTTACGGTGTCGATAAGCTCGGCTGGGATGGTGCTACCTAAGCCCTGCTCGGAGTTTTGAAGGAGATACAGCACCAAGTCGGCGAAGTTGTTGCTGGCTCCGGTTGTATTGTCTAGCAAGCGCGAAACGGCAATACCTTCCGGTACCCACAGCCGCATTTGATCGACGCTGCTGATCTGTCCGCTGCTCTTCATGCTCAAAGAGACGACAGACATGTTTGTGTATTCAGGCGTTGCATCGTTGGTGACGTACTCGTTGACGTAAACGATCTCGTGCTCGGGGCCGCTTTCATTGCTTTTGTTCAGCTCTTCGAAGTAGCTGCAGTCAGCGATGCCAGTGCCGATCTCAAACGAGCGTTCTGCTGTGCTCAAGTCGGCGTCTTTTGGGCGAAGGATCTTTTCTTGGACTTGGGTGACAGCAAAAACAAGTGTTACCGAGGTATAGCCGTTTGCTTGTGCAAAGGGGTTTGTGATGCTGTTTAAGCCCGTTACCAGTAGTTCGGCTTCTGTACCAGTGGGCCAGCTTCCCACGTAGTTCAAAATTGTGTACGAGATGTCTTGCCATGTCCAGCGGCGAATGCTGTCTTTATCCTTGTCTTTGTTTTTTACCGACGTAGCTTTTACCCTGAACTCCAGTGTGTGCTCGGGCTTGCCAGATTTTGAGACTGTGATGCGCTGGCTTTGGGTAGTGCCTTGATTATTAGTATCTGTTGCCGCACCAAAGATGTGAGTTAGCCACGCGTCTACAACAGCGCGGTTCGTGCCTGAAGCAACACGCGTATCGCTAACTGCAATAGCTACAGGGCTGTAAGTGGTTGGAAGAACAGTGGGAACATTACCTGCATCGCTTTTATCCGTTAAAAGTTGAGGAGAATCTTTGATGTCGCTGACATTTACGACCATGCCATTAGTCTGCAATCCGAAAAAGCCGTAAGCAGTCTCGAACAAGCTCCAGCCCAGTATGCGTTCTTCATCAGCCTTAAGACGCCATGCGGAGGCATCGGCGTAGTTGTGGTAAATATCGGCGCCTGTTTTGGGGATAAATTTGTACTCGTAGTACTCAGTGTCGCTAGCTTTGATGCGGATGTAGTTGTGCAAATCAACGGGACTCCGGCCCACTACGCACAGAAGTTGCGGAATCACGGACCAGTCAAGTGTTGTCGAACCAGTGGGGACTGGACGTACTGCAATTTCAAAGAAGCTGGCACGGTTGAAGTAGCGCGTTTGCCGTGGAGTTGTGACTGTGACGCTTTTCTTATCGAAGCGGAAAAGTTTGGCTGGGGTGGGGATGGTGCTGAAATTGCACAAGCCCTCGGCGCGGTTCCAAACTTGAGATCGAATGCCTAGTTCGATGACTTGCGCTTCACGCCTAACTGGGCGGATCGAGGAGGCGTAGTAGCGACACAGCGGCCAATGATTGATGTCGCAGTGGATCGTTTGATCGAATGTGGCGCCCTCATAACCAGCCAGCGCTTTTCCGACAGCTCGTTCACCGGCAATGCCTATGCGGTCGTCGCCGAGGACCTCTACGCACTCCATGTCAACCACGAGGCGGCTGACGACGTTATCAATGCCTTCGTTTTTGGTGACACGCCATACAGTTGCACCAATAATCCACTCGGTGCCGACGCTCAGTAGATCCGATGCGTTCTCGCGCCAAGTTTTGGACGAGTCTTTGAGGTCTTTGACTGTGGTTTCTGTTTTGTAGCCGTTGTAAGTGAAGTCGCTATTCAACTCGACCCAATCTTGGCGGTAAAGCGTGAACTTGATTACGTCGCCTTTTTGAGTATTTACAACTGCTTTGCTGTTGTACTCGGTGGCGAGAGAACTGTTGACTGGGCGGTGGTGAGTGAGACCCATTGTGCGGGAGTAGGCACGACCCACGCCAGGCTGCCCAGCGCGAGCGTCAGCACTCTCCCTGTCGTCCGGAATTTGATCGGCAAGACTGCCGGCAATCTTGCGGCGGCGAGCGCGAATCTCTTTCTTGGTTTCGTCGCCGTTTTCGCCCTCGAAGCTGATGCTCGGGGCGCTGATGATTTCCCAGTTGTAGCGATATGCAGTGCCGTTATGGATGGGCGTGGCAGTACCAAACTGCACCTGCGACTGGGGCGAGTGCGCCATAGACGCCGAGTCGTCAACGTCCTGTTCGATGCTTGGGGCAGTAAATACAAAAGGGCGACCGGATGTGCCAGAGTCGCGTGCGCC